CATGCTGCCAGGTCGTAAGGGCTTCAAGGATTTTCGCAAGGAGATGCGCGAGGCGGCACGTGAAACCGAGCACACGGCTGCGGTCGTCGGTGGCGCGGCTAACTTCTGGGCAAAAGCTGGAAAAACAACACAACAAACAAAAGCTGTCATACCAATAACTCTGGACTTCGCCAGCGCCAACGAGGACGCGGCTGGGTCAGCCCTGGACGCGGCACGAGCTGGTGACATCCTATCGGATGCACTCGGACAGTTCAGGCTAGACAGTAGTGACCCGACTGTCATGATGGCAAATACCGCGCGCGTAGCGGATGTTATGAGCGCGGCGGCGAACAGCGCGAACTTCTCGGCCGAGGAGCTTTTTGAATCATACAAGGAGGCCGGCCCAGTATTGAGCGCTGTCGGTGGCGACATCGAGGGTACATCGGCATACCTCGCAGCCATGGCCAATGCAGGCGTCAAGGGGGCGCGAGCTGGTACGGCGTTAAAAATTGCCATCACTGCTCTCAATGCACCGACGGCACGGCAGGCGGATCTACTGGCCAAATATACCAACGGCGTCAAGGATGCCGAGGGGAACTTCCGCGGTCTGTCCACTGTCGTCGGCGAGCTGGTAAAGAGCACCGAGAAGCTCGGTACAGGTGACCGTTTCGAGGTTCTATCTCAAATCATCGGGCGCCGTGGCACCGCGCCGTTTATCAACCTCCTCGTCAAGGGCCAAGTTGAACTTGACAAAATGGCAGATAGTTTGCGCGGTGCATCTGGCGAGACGAAACGTCTCGCAGAAATAACCCGGACGAGCGCCACTGCCCAGATGCAAAAGTTCTGGGGGAAAATTACCGATCTTGGATTTACGGTAATAGAGCAAACGAAACTCTTTGACCGTCTTGGTAAGGCGATAGAGGGTATCGACTGGGTTGCCGCCGCTGATTTTGTGATTAAGGATTTGGTCCCTGCTTTGGTGTGGGCAGGCGATGTAATTAAGAATACCCTCTGGCCTGCATTTAAAGAGATGGCATCGATGCTCAAAGCAATCTTCATGCCGATCATCAATGTCCTGTCGTCTATGTTCGGATGGCTATCTGAAGAGGGTGGAGGGCTCGCAAAGGTACTTGGCACCCTCGGTGCACTTATGATATCGTCTCGTGTCCTAGGGGCCATAGGTAGGCTCACAATGGGCATTGGCGGTGCTACTACTGGCCTATCTGGTATGGGCATGGCCGCTGGTACAGGCACAAAAATGTTGGGGGTCTTAAGCAAATCAGCTGGTTTACTACAGGTAGCTTTCGCTGCCTGGACAATTGGGACTATTTTTTACAACCAGGTTATTGAACCACTACAAAAAGCATTATTTGAAGCTAAAAAACTAGAGAATCATCTTAAATCAATAGAGGATGTCGGGCCTGAAAATTTTACCAAGGGCGTGCTAGAAAAAGCTTCGAAAGACTACGATAAACAAATAGCTGAGAAGACATCAAAATTAGAAGCCTTGAAAAGTAGAGGAACCGAAAAAAGTTCCGAAGGCAAAATCATACAACAACAGATTGAGAGCTTACGGGCAAAGAAGCGAGACATAGATAACTCAATTGCCATCAAGAAAACTGCCGGCAATGTAAACAAGTACGGCGGGCCGGTAGCCAGAAGTGATGAAACTCAGACTACAAGCCGTGTTCCTGAATTGTATACTGAATTTGAGGATGATTGGGCGATGGCTACCGCAAGCCATCCGATAGAAATTAAAGTCGTTCCTGACCCCCAGTCTATAGAAGACTTCGGCAATCAAATGTCGATACCTGTAGAGGGAGATTTCAAACATTCTGAAGAGTATCTAGGACGTAGTTCTATACCCGAATCGGCAAGGAGTTGGGAGTCTGAACTCGGATTCACAAAAGACATGCTGCGGCACCAAAAACAGATGGCTCTGGAGCAGCAAGCCTATCATCAGCAGATGATAGAAGCGCAAACGAAAGCGTCAAAGACTGGGGAGATAACACAAAATTTTGCAGTGGCTGGGGCCACGGTAACGGTGAACGCTCAAGGCGGAGATCCTAAAGAGATAGCCAGGATGGTTGAGCGTCAATTGAAAGCCCATGAGAGAGAGCAAACGGCGGCGCTAAGACAAGCCGGGCGCGAGGCCGCACCGGCGGAGTTTTAAAAATGGGATTACCTACAAACGTAGTTGATGCAGCCGCGTCGATAAAAGATAGAAAGCTTGGTTTTACAGAGATATCGATAGGGGACCTTGTTGTATCCGCCCTTCAGGAGCTATCAGGAGATGACGAGGTTATAATAACGGAGCGTCCCGTTGAAGAGGGATTCAATATTATCGAGGCAGCGGTTCATGTCCCTAAGACAAGAGTTTTAGGTATAGTTTTGGGCAACCCAGATTTTTCTGTCGAGTCGGGTGTGAAAGCAGCTCTAAACGGCAGTGTGACTCAATTTACCGAGACATGGAGAGACAAAAGAGATCGTCTTTACGAGATAAAAAATGGTCTTGAGATCGTCAATCTAACGACGCATGAAGAGCACATCAAGAACATGATGATTCAAAAAATCTCCCCATGGTATGACATAGAAGAAAACTGGGAAGCGTTTGTTGCAAATGTCACGATGGAACAAATAGACATCAGGCAGCTGGAATCCGCTGATAGTCTACTCGGTGCTATGACCGCAGGACTCAAAAGCGTGGGTGGCATGTAATGGCGGCTTTCAATATAGAGCTACACGCCAAGCCATACTATGAAGGTACAAAGACTTTAGATGGTAATACATATAAGCTGCGAATTCACTGGAATACAAAGACTGAAATTCGGTACATGTCACTAACGGGATTGAATAACTCAGTGACGATAAGAGGGATCCCTTTGTTGCCAGGGATGGATCTGTTCAGTCCGCATGGATATGCCGATATATTAGGCGAGCTGTGGGTTGTGGACGGACAGGGACTCAACGAAAACCCTGATTATTATGGGATGGGTTCGAGATGGAAACTTGAATATACACCGGTGGGTGAATAATGCCTGGGATACCTTCGCCGCCTGGATTCGGAGATGAACCGCTAAAACTCATAAACCCTCGGTGCGCGGTTCGTTTTTTTGGAACTGAGGACATTTTAATTGATAAACTAGATATTGATTTTGAGATAGTCAAAGACCTTGAGGAAGAGCCCAATGAGGCGACAATCACTATCTACAATTTGAGCGAAAATACCAGATCGAATATTATTGACCCGTCGTCAAAAAACGTACCTATCGAACTGTATTTCAATCCGTTCGGTAGCAAGGATTTGATTTCGGCTTTTACCGGTGAGGTGGACTCGGTTCGCAACACTCCTCTTCGTCCTGGGTACTCTACTGTTTTAAGCTGCTCATCTCAGAAATGGCAGCACAGAGCGCTGTATGTCGAGAAAACATATTCTATGGGCACTCCGGCGCAGCAGATAATTGACGAGCTTATAGGCATTATCAACTTGCCAGTGGTGCAGATTCCGCCTTTGGTACATCCTATCCTTTTGGCTACGTCACTTACTGGTCCAGCGTTTACAGTTCTGAGACGATTTCTTTTCGACTATGGAAGAACGGCATATATTCGCGACGGCGAGCTGATGATCACCAGCGCGTATACGACGCCAATGCCGACCGCTATCAAAATACCTGACACGATTGCTTTGACGGTGGCGACACCGACCGAACGATATGACGCGGTAGATGCTGAGATGCGGGTTGTCACAGAAACAACCGGACTCGATCCGCTCCAAAAGCTAAGCAAGAGATCAAGAAAAAAATACACTAAAAAGGTCGTAGGAAAACCCAAGGGTTTGATCTCTTTAGTAGATGACATCCATGTCGAGGTTGAGGCTATCGATTCCACCATACCTGGGATAGAGAGGGACCTATTGGCGCTTCCTACTATGCAGCCTGACACGATTGTTTTGTTTGATGACGGCAATCAATACAGGACTACAACAGTGACACACTCCGGATGGGTAAGCCAACTCGGGAGCGACAGCGAAATCACCACATCGATAGAGGCCGATGACTGGATTTTATCCGATGCCATGAGTGAACAAATGACAGTACCAGGATTCCGATGATCTGGCTTAGACAAATCAAAAATCTCATCCGTAGGATGATACGGGTTGAGACCGCTCACTGGCGGACATGTTTTCCAGGACAGGTTGAGAGCTACACTGCGGCCACAAACACGGCAAAAATTAGGCCCTGCATTCAGGCGATACGGGTAGAGGATGCGGATAACACCAAGACTATCAATCTGACTGTTCTAGAGGACGTGTTTGTCAAACACCAAGGCAGCGGCAAGCTGTGGTCCACTGTGGCGCCAGCTGTCGGCTCGTACGGCATTGTGCATATATCGGATAGGTGTCTAGAGCAGTGGGCTCTAAAGGGCGGTGTCGTGTCCCCTGGCAGCTCAAGGCGCTTTGATTTATCGGATGCATTTTTTGACCCTGGGCTTCTGAATCTCACGCCGGACGGAGATAATGGCGCGCTGGTTGTGCCGGTGGCTACGGATAGGATTTCTCTAAGGACGAGAAGCGGAATAACAGAAATATCTGTTTTAGATGACGAGACGATAAATATCAATAATGCATCAGGAACTATTACCATCTCAATAGCCGGGCAGGTATCGGTCAACGGGAATCTAACGGTTGATCCATGACGCTAGAGTTAGTGATGAATGGATCTGGAATATTGGGTCATGGCGCTGGGTCGACTATCACCGGCGGGGTTTTTACTATCTCGTCTGTTCCGGATCTAAAATCTAAAGCTGTCGGTGTCGGTATATATGTCGACCCTCTGGTCTACAAATTCTCAGGAGGTAGCGCTCCGGGCTTTGTCGACGGATCTGTGGTCGGCGGCGGAACAATACCGGCTACCGCCACAAAAACAAAAGTCAGTGGCTCACTAGTCATGAGGGTTGGGGACTCAGCTACCATGAACGCGACGGGAACCATTCCCCCACCTACCGGTGGCACTGGCCCAGTAGTCGGGCCTGTAGAAGTCACCAACGCAGGGCAGACAAAGGTAAAGGCACAATGATAACGCCACGGGTATCTTTACAGGGTGGAGTATACGATCTATTGCTCACAAATGGATCTTTAGAAATGGCTGAGGACGGTACCGCCGCTGCCTGCAACGTTCTGACGCGGGTTCGGCTGTTTCGTTCCGAGTGCCTAATAAATCCACTGGTAGACACGGCAAAAAATCCAAACGCAGGTGTCGATTATTACGACATAGTTTTTTCGGCCGAGACTTCACAGGCTAGGAAGGAATTAGAAATCAAAACCGCTATTCTGGAAACGCCAGGAATAAAATCTATAATCAAATGGCAGTGGACACAGACAGCGAGAACAGCGAATATCGTAGCGGTTGTCCAAACCGATTGGGGTGCCGAAACAATCACCGCAACAATCGATCCACTGTAAGGGAATACCATGACAAGTACATACGATGAAACCGGCGTGATGATGGATCGGACTGCCGATATACTTGAGGACCAAATAGCAAGTGCTGAGACACGATGGGGGGAGTCTATTTGCACCGCTGAGGATGAGCTACTCGGCCACCTGTTGAGACAGATCGCCTATCTAGCGGGAACGGCAAACGAGGCGTTGCAAGCCGTATACGATGGGCACTCAAAAGCCAATGCTACAGGGACAAAACTCGATCATCTTCTGTCATTAATTTTTCCAGATGGCAGGCAGGACGCCGCATATTCGACAGTGACGTTGACATGTACCGCAACGGTCGCTACAACCATCCCGGCGGGGTCGACTGTAAAAACTGCGGCCAATGTAGTATTTGCCACTGATGAAGATCTTGTTTTTGTTGGGGCGGGCAACGATACAGTTTCAGCAACGTGTACTGAATATGGAAATTTCAATGTTGGTGCCGCAGAGTTAACAACAATCGTATCATCAGTGTATGGGTGGTCTGAAGTGACGAACGTTGCTGCGGCGACGCCTGGGGCAACGAGAGAATCAGACGGGGACTATAAAGAGCGTCACACGTTGGCAGTGTCCAGCACTGGGAAAAACGACGCGGCAAGTATTTACGAGGCTGTCGGTGCCGTGACTGGGGTGATAGCTGTCTACGTAGATCCGGACACTGTCCATATAGTCGTAGTCGGAGGGACTGACGAGGCGGTTGCCGCTGCAATCGACGAGAATATCACATGGGGAATGACGACCCTAGGGGATGAAAATGTTTCAGTGTACAACGCGACAATGGACCAGTATGCAACCATAAATTTCGATAGAGCTAGCGAGGTACCTTGCTATATAAAATTTACGGTTGAAACCAATTCTCTTTTTCCAACAGATGGGGAGCAGCAGATCAAAGATGCAATTTCCGCTCTGTCAAACTGGGATAAAATAAAGAGGGATGCCGTGTACAATGCATTGTACGCTCCAATCTATTCCGTAGCCGGAGTTGTCGCGGTTACCCTGCTAAAATTGGATATTGTAGATCCACCTACAGGCACATCAGATCTAACAATAGATGATGACGAATACTCAACAATCGATGACGATGACATCGATATAACGGTGACCTGATGGCTGCTATAGATGTAGAAAAACTTACAATAGATAACCTTCTGGCGCAGTATCGGAACTGCCCAAATATACTGGCTATACTTGAGATGGCCGCTGAGGTTTTTCAGGACACTATGGATGCTATCGACTATCTAGAGACGCAGGATGATTACACAACAGCCGAAGGGGTCCACCTCGATATACTTGGGAATATTATAGGATGCTACCGCCCTAAAGCTCCAGAGGCTAATTATTTTCGGCTTATTGACTATGCTGATCTACCTGGTACACCATCTATTCACGGTCTTAGAGACTATGACGATCCTGAATCTACGGGTGGGTATTTGGTTGACAGCGAACACCCTTTATCGTCTGCATCGGACCCTGACTCGATGATGTCGGACGCTGAATATCGGCTGCTTATAGCGAGCAAGGTACGAACATTTAGAGAAAAAGCCACGCGAGAAAATATCTATTTGTCTCTCATGGATCTAGGGGCAGATTGCGTTATCGGTAGCCCGGCAAACAAAGAGATCACCTATGCGCCGAAAGTTCCAGGGAGCGTTCGGGCCTGGGTAAAATACTACGCGATACACTATGGTTTTAAGCCCCACGGGATATCAATCTCGTGGTTGTACGAAGAGGCATAAAAATGGCAGACGTTACAATATTCGATCCCGTTTGGGCGACTACTGGGGAGACACGAGCTTTTGGCGCCGGAGAAGTTACCGCCGGCGCGGTTGCTCAAGAGGTGGATTTTCAACTCTTCAATGCGTTGTTTGATCGCGAGGAGACGAAAATAAATGCGATAATAGCGCAGCTACCAACAGAGGATCAAAAGGACGCGCTTGACGCGGCAACCAGTCCATCCGACTCAAATGCTTTCACTACTATTGCCGATATCTCACCGTTTCCAGATCCGTTTATAATTCAAGATCATTTTGCGAACATAAATGGGGTTGAAAATTACAACCCTTATTGGCATACTAGTGGAAATAGTAGAGGCTCTTGCGCTAGGGTTAATACTACTGGATCCATATGTGATCTAAAAACTGATTCTGATGATGATGATGAATTCCTCCTCACTGGAGGAATTGCCGAAAACATAGCGGCAAAAAATCCAGTACTAAAGCTGTACTTCAAGCTCATACAAACGACCTTGTGTCATTTCTCGTTCGGTCTTTATGAGGACGCTAACAATTTTATTCATTTTGATTACGACACCGATGTCGATGCCAATTGGCACACCATAACCAATGCAAGCGGAACCCCATCGACAGACACAGGAGACACAGGAGCAGTAGCAGCTGATACGGATTGGCATGAATTCGAAATAAGAATTACATCAGCACAAGTACTATTTTATATTGACAGCGTGCTAAAAGCCACTCATACCACCAATATCCCGGCAACTGGATCATTCAGAAGAATCTACCTACAAACAAGAACTACCGCAACAAAATCAGCATATCTAGATTGGTTTAAACTAAGACAGGACATGTAAAATGGACGACAGTACACAATTAATTATGGGTTCTATCGATAGGTTATCTGCAAGGGTTTCAAAATTACCAACGAAATCAGATGTGGAGCTTGCCGTCAAAAACGGGTTGGACGGGCACGTACAGGCTTGCCTTTTGTATCAAAAAGCACTGGCAAAAGGCGTGGCTGCGGTTACTAGGGAAGATGACAGAGAAAATGAAAAAGTAAATAGAGTCTCACGCATGCCTGCGGCCATAGCAAACTCGCCTACATGGCTTCGTATACTCATACCTATAGTACTTGCCGCTCTTAGCGCTGCGGGTATTACTGTCAGTTGGTAGATCTCAATCATTTCTCCTTCTTACCAATATATTCCACTTTCTACGCCAGCTATGCAGGCGATCTTTTATTTTCTTTTTTGTCCTAACCGACCCACGGCAACTTCCCGAGGCGTACCAGCGGGCACCGCGTTCGAGACCACCGCACATTCTCATCCCCATGTCGAGTAACAGGCCGATACAATGCGCGCCACCCTCACGAGTCTTGATGTCCAGACCAGCGGCTATGCATGTTTTCAGAGCCTTGCCATGGGCCTGAGCATACCCTATCTCTCCTCGTGTTCCTACTGCGTCTACCTGAAACCAACTTTCACGCCATGCCCAATAGGCTAACAGAGACGGCTCTAGATTGTATTTTTCCCCGGCCAACATGAAGTATCCGGCAACCTCAGCGCGTAGCTCAGGATGGCGTACAAGCTCGTGGTTTGGTGCCAGCACGATCAATGACAAAATGAATGCTGATAGATTGGTCATTCATTCTCCTCCGGTTTCCATTCCTTGATTCGCGGTCCCCATATGCCTCTGAGGCTTGAGACCTTACCGCCACCCACCTCGATGCCCCACATGTATAATTCATGAGAGCTTTCCCCCTCTGGGTAATCTACCATCACAATGGTTTTCTTATGGGTCCTCATCCAGTACCATCCCGGAACCGTCGGGGTCGGATATTTTTTAGTCATTTTTGATTCTCCACCCAAACGAACTTATCCCTAACCCGTTTGAGTATACCAGCGTTGTACATATTTGTAAGATGTTGCCAAACAGTAACACGGTTTATGCCGATGACATCGGCGATATTCTGGCAGCTCGGGGCCTGACCGAGATTATCTTTTTGATATTGTTTTAGGGCTGTCAAAACCCTTTCTTTAGTTTTCATTTAATCCTCATCTTTTCTTATCTTAAAGTATTAGCCAAAAATCCTCTAGGAATGACAGGATTGTAAATTCTTACTTCACCTTTCCCCTCACAATTTTTGCACACACCATAGGTATATGTATATTCGCTCGCCACATCATGCGTTCCATAACCACCGCAAACCCTACAATTTATGCCTAAAACTTTCGTGCCAGGAATATAATTTAGACGTTGAAATATCACAGGAGGGCGCTTGCTTTTTGGATAAAACCTTCCACTTCCTCCGCATAGAAAACACTCTCCATATCCATATTTACCAGAACCATCGCATTTTTTGCACGGATAAAATAACAAACCAGAACCATCGCATGGCTTACAATGTTCTGAACGTGTTTTTCTTATATCCCTATACTCCACATACCCATTCCCCCCGCAGACATCACACGTCTTTGCAGATATCGTTAAAGGAAGACCTTTCCCCAGCGTCGATAATTTAGTACCATCAGATGTTGTTCTGTCGATATCTACATTACCTACATTGGCAAAATTCATCGCCTCCTCATATCGTTTTTGCAATTCATCGAACTCGTCCTCACTGCCACCAGTATCTGGATGTTTTTCGAACGCCAACCTCCGATATGCTTTTAGAAGATCTACCCTCGTAAAACCATCTCCTAGACAGAAATATTCATGGATATTCATCTAATCCTCCTGAAAACCGAATTTGAACCGTCAAACCGTAGTCCGATGCCGACCAGGCACCGACCACGGTAGAGGGGTGAGCCGCTATCCCCTGGGTAGAGGTGGATGTTGGTCATGACCTTGGTCCCGTCGACGGCCGTCACTATCCCGCGCCGGCGCTCATGCCTGGAACGGGTAAAACCTACAGAACGGCCGGTGTAGATCATGACTTCATCCCCCACCTCTGGAGGGGATTTACACGGCTGGTATGGACGCCCAACCCGGCCGGGGACTATCACCATGGCCACGTCATCCCAGCGGTCCAGGGCCACAACGTGGCCGCTCACGCTATGGCGGCCGAGGTAGTGGTAGGGGGGCATTTTTACGACCACGAGACCATCGGATTTATTGACCACATGGGCGGCGGTGATCAACATGGTGGTCTCCCCATCATACGAGACCGGCCCGCTGACACCGCAGACATTCCCGTCGCATACTCTCGGCAGGACGGGCACGCACCCTGCCAGTATGAGGGATATCAGGATTAGAGTTTTCATTTTCATTTTTTCTCCTCACATATACTGAATACATTTTATCAATCTTTTCTCTCTTTGTCGGCAATGAAAATACCGACAACAGCGATTACCAAAAGCCCAAAACTAACACAAAGTGCTGGGCCCATACCGATACCGAAAAGGCTGCTAATTACAATACCGGTGCTAACACCGGGGAGGAAATTTGTAATTGCCGCTAAGGCTGTTTCGTCCATCTTCTTACTCCTCTGTGCTCGCCGCCTATAGCGCCCACAGGCAGTCAGCGACTTCTTGATGTGTCCGCCTGATTTTCGCGACAACGGCTTTGGCATTTTCGCCGATATATGCCGCGAACCCAATCTCGTCGTCCCGACATATCAATTTGTCTCCGGCGTAGGATACCCAAAGCTCCTCGGCCCAGTTCGGGAGCTCCTCCACAGACAGCCGCCGGACAAACCCCCCATACTCCTCGCCGTGGTAGTCCGCCCTATCAACCCAATTGGACGGCGATCTGTTCGCCGTATAAAAATAACAAAACTTTGATTTCATCGTCTTTCTCCTTTGTTCGTGTCACCTCCCCGCCCGCCTGTGGCGGGCAGCGAGGGGGCGCGAGCTCTCTACTCTACGTCTTCGAACCGTCCTATAAGCTCACCTCCCTGGAATCGTCCTACCTGCTCGATTTTTTCATATCGACCGCCTCCTACTTGGAGCAGGTATGACACCTGTAACATCTGGATATCCTCTGCCTCATCATATCCGATCTCGCGAACATCGGTATATAGGCAGTCATCACCGCAGTTCAGGCGTCGTGTGCCATCGTCCTCGAATGTCCATCCCTGCTTCTCGTAGTACGCGATGGCCTCGTCCTCTGCGGACTGATTCTCCAATAGAAAGCTTCCGTTATTGTTCGATAAAACCTTCATTTCGTTTGTCATTTCACGCTCCTTTTGTTGTGTTGCCGTCCATGCCCTAGAGCATTGCATACACCGTGCCAAAATGCAAACATGCGTAAGTGGTTGAAAACACTAACATGTGTAAATACCTGTACAGTGTGGGTGAAATCGATATTTCATAAGTGAAAAAACGTATGTATTTGTTATCATTATGTTTTTAGGATTTGCGTGAAATTTTACGGAGCTATGTGTGCAAAATCATTATGTTTTTTAATGTTGCAGATCTGCAAGCTGAATTTGCTAAACTGCGGGTTATGTGCGGCACTAGTTAATGATATCACTATAATAGACAAGGGTCACAATGGCACGGGCTTTGCATGGTATCCCAATTGCGGTCGGGAATTGGCAGCAACCGACCGAGTGGCAAAAAAAACAAAACTGTTCAACCACTGCCGTCCATCCCGCGAGATCAACTCTCGCGGGGTGGTCCGGTCCTACCGCTGGGACTATACAGCGGTCCGCGCGTCCACGGGTGCCTCAATGCGAGCAGTACCCCCATGAGCCGGACGCGTGGTGCTCGGGCACGGCACGGCTCACAGTGCCCGCCCCCTTCCGAGTTCAAATCCGGTGGGGGGCAGGAGCGTGGTAGGCAGCGCTCCCATGGGGGATACCCCGTACAAAAATACCGCCTCGACGGTGAGCTGGAGCATCGTCACATTCTCCAGTATCGAGACTGCGCGAGGTCTCGGGCCATATGCGGGGTGGCCTAAAAGATGACCCGATCTCCCCGTTTCGGTCAAACGTGACGGGGGGGCAACACAAGCGGCGCTGGTCTGTTTGCGCGCGCTCTATCTGTGGATAGCAGACTGCAATGGTTTCGGGTCCACTTACTGAGGCATCAAAACCCGCCCGCCCCGGCTGTCAAAGGCTTGGGCGGGGCTAGAGGGTGTATCCCCCGTGCCGCCTGGAAGGGTGGTCCATCATGTGGTCTCTGAGCATGCTGGTAAATGTTGCCCACTCCTCCGGGGCGGTCGGAGGATATTTTTAAAAGGAAGTTAAAAACTAAGATGAAATTTTCAGAAATAAAGAAATTCACCGGGAGAGGGGAATATCATGTCAATGCCGGGTGGTCCAATATCGAGAGTCAAATCGATCATTACAAATATGGTTGTGGGGCATCTCTGAAGCTAAATCCGGATTTTCAACGCGGTCATGTCTGGACAAAGGGGCAGCAGGTTGCATATGTCGAATACGGGTTAAGGGGTGGCATGTCAGGGATGGATGTGTGCTTTAATTGCGCTGGCTGGATGCGTGATTTTGGCGGACCATTTGTCTTGGTTGACGGTTTGCAACGCCTCACAGCAGTGAGGGAATTTATGGGTAACAGGCTTGCTGTTTTTGGAAGGAATTATCTCGGCGATTTTGCAGATAAAATGAATTGGATGAGACCGGCATTCAATTTCCATATCAATGACCTGAAGACAAGAGAAGAGGTGTTGGTATGGTATTTGGAATTGAATTCAGGTGGGGTTGTCCACACTGAAGGGGAGTTGAAGAGGGTAAGGGCGCTCCTGGACAAAGAGAGAGAATAACGACGAACTTAAGTTCGTGGATGTTTTGATGAAAAGTTAGAAATGAAAATAAAAGGGGAAATAGAAATGCAAAATCCGTATCCGTACATAGAATTCGAGCATATTCATGACGTGAAGTTCAACGGAAAATTCAGCCATACCTGCATGTGGGTTCACCTGTCGCACAAAAAGTGCACGTGTTTAAATTTTCCATTTGATAATGTTTTGACTGAAGAGCAAGTTTTTCACTTGTCTCAAATCACAGGTTTTGAAATACCTGCAAAAGGTGTAAAATGACAAAATACAGGTTAAGGATCACTGACTGGAGAAAATTACCACAAGCTATGATGGTGATGGTGGTCAATCATATTTGTGACGAGCTCCACGACACGATGACGGCGGCCAATATGTTCGGTATTGAATCCTTCCCAAATGGGGGATGGGAAGTCGAGCCGTATATCCCTGGGAGTGAAAGCGATGGATAAAGAAAACTGGTGGTCTGAGGTGCTGAAAAAAAACCGGGAAAGGTTCTACCAACTTGAGGCCCAAAGATCTGCGGTGGAAAATCGTCTAAGAGATATCAACGCAGAAATAGACAAGGTCTTGGCTTCCGCTGAGGAGGCCAACCGAGAGCTTGAAAAGTTGTTGGAAGGGACAACAAAGGAGAAAAAATGAAAAATGCAATAGAGAATGTTGTTAAAAAGACTGGGATTGAAATCCATAGAGCGAAAGAAATTTGGGTTGAGTTTGAGCCTCTCTTCGAGGCGGTAAACGCCTGCGCGGAAAAGGTAGAAGGGCTTGAGATTACCGACATATCCCAAGTGGATGAGATGAAACTGGCGCGTAAAACCCGCTTGGAGTTGAAGTCCATTCGGGTCAACGCAGAGAAGACAAAAAAAGCTCTCAAAGAGCCAATCATCAAAGAGGGAAAGTTTATCGATGAGACCTATCGCCTCGTTGCAGACACGACCAAACCAGTAGAGGAGGATCTCCTCAAAAAAGAAACTTTCGCCAAGCGCAAAGAAGAGGCGCGCCTTGAACAGATACGCAAAGATGAAGAGGAGCGCAAGGCTCAGCTCAGAAAAGAACGAGAGGGAATACTCGCACCGTTTGGTGTTGACACAAAGTTCATGGACCTGGAAGGCATTCCAGACGATGAGTTTGACGGTATGGTTGATATGCACCGTCAGGCTTACGAGATGCAACTTGAGCGCGAGCGGGCCGCTGAGGCAGAACGGGTAGCTAGGGAAAAGGCCGAGGCCGAGGAGCGCGCTAAGATGGCCGCTGAGAATGAGCGTCTACGCAGAGAGCGCGAGGAGCGCGAGCGACAAATGGCTGAGGAGATGGCTAAGGTGGAGGCCGAGCGCAAAGCCGCCGAGGAGGTGGCACGCAGAGAGCGCGAGGAGCGCGAGCGACAAATGGCTGAGGAGATGGCTAAGGTGGAGGCCGAGCGCAAAGCCGCCGAGGAGGTGGCACGCAGAGAGCGCGAGAAGCGCGAGCGACAAATGGCTGAGGAGATGGCTAAGGTGGAGGCCGAGCGCAAAGCCGCCGAGGAGGTGGCACGTAAAGAGCGCGAGAAGCGCGAGGCATTGGAGCAGGCAGAGAGAGCGCGTAAGGACGAGGAGATACGCAAACTGAGAGAGGAAAGTGAGCGTGCCGAGATGAAGGCCATGGCCGAGGAGTTAGCTGAGCGCGAAGAACAGGAACGACAAGAGGCCGAGCGCATTAGGCTTGAACAGGCAGGCGATAAAGAAAAGCTTGAGAACTATGTTGAAAAACTAAGTTTTATTTCTGCGCCAGAGGTAAATAGTAATGAAGCATTGAAAATATTGAAATATGTAGAAGATTGCATTTCTTCTATTTCAAAAAATATAGAAAGGTTAGGACAATGACTTCATACGACGAAATAGAAGCGCTGAATTGGAGCACGTTGAAACACATTGACGTGAATCCGAAGTACGCAAAAAACCTCTACGATCATCCAGAAGAACAGGAGGACAAAGATGCTTATATCGCAGGTCGGGCGATCCATTGCGCGATTCTTGAGCCTGATGAATTTGATTCCAGATATGAGATAATGCCGACATTCAAAGGGACAGGATCTGTGGCTGCGAAAAAAGAATACCTTTCGGAATTGCCTGCCGGCGTTGAGGCAATAAAACAAGATGTCTATGACATGGCCATACGTTGCACTGATGCTATTTCTGACAATAAAAATGCACAGCAATATATTAGTGGCGGTAAATATGAACAAATTGTGACATGGACAACAGATGGAATTAAGTGTAAAGGTCGCCTTGATTCGGTTACAGATCGTGTCGTAGATTTGAAAACGACTCGTCACAACACTATCCGTAAAATAGAAAACTCTGCGGCTGAATATAACTACCATGCGCAACTTGCGTGGTACCATGACGGAGCGGTTAAAGCAGGGCTCATCACAGGCGAGGTGTTGCCGGCAGTAATCTTTATTCATGCCACGAAAAAAAGTGAATATGTTGATATAGCAATACTGGATATGGGTCAAGTCAGCAGGACTTTTGAATATGGCAGGGCGAAATATCAAAATCTTTTGGAAAAATATACGGCTTGTCACTCGGCCAATTGGTGGCCGGGCATGGCACCGAATCCGGTGATGTGGGATCTTCCGCAGTGGAAATTAATAGCAGATGAGGAGAATTGATATGAGTGATACTCATAAAATAATGAAGCCAGAAATGGCTATCGAAAAGAAAAAAATGAACCCTCTTGTTGCTACGATGCTTCAGGCCGGCGAGGGTAAAATAGATGTCCAGCTAATGAAAGACATGATGGACCTGCAAGAGCGCTGGGAAAAGAACGAGGCCAAAAAAGAATACAACGCGGCAATGATTTCCCTCAAAAGGGATTTGCCATCATTTATCGAGCACGATAAATTGGTTGACTACCCTCAAAAAACAGGTGGTCGAGTTATTTATACTCATACGTCTCTTGCAAGGGCAGTAACGTCAATAGTCCCGCATTTGACGCAGTACGATTTTTCTCATTCTTGGATACCGAGAAATGACGATAAAATGGTATATGTGACTTGTAGATTGACTCATTCAGGCGGGCATAGTGAGGAATGTTCACTCAGTTCCCCACCAGACTTAAGCGGTGGGAAATCACACTCTCAAGGTATTTCGTCAACAATCACCAGACTAGAGAGATATGCATTTCTTGCTCTTATTGGTATTGCTACGGCGGATATGAAAGAGAGAGACCACCGTGAACCACCAACAGAAACGATAAACGCTGACAAAAACCTTCTAGCCGTGGCTTGGATGCAGCGCCAAGGGATCAGCGTCGAACAGGCGGTGGCTCACGTAAGGCGCGGCGTAAATGAGTGGACATCGGCGGACCTAGACACACTGCGGGCATGGGTTGATAAACGGCGGGAGAAGCCACCAGAGCGCACAAAACCACAACCGACCGCTGACCTATCCAGGGACAAGGCAAAGCTCCTGGAGGCCGCCAGGGGCTTCTACGGTGAGGATGACGCAATATCTGGCATCAATCGGATACTGTCCAGTGCTGGAACGTCGTTTGGGCAGGCCACCGATGAGCAGTGCAGATCGGCTACGGCAATCATTGATAAAGAGGCGTTGGGATGAAAACTCTAGAAAAAAAATATTTGAGGGGGTCTAACGAAAAAGAGAATAAAGGCTCTTGTTTTTACACCAGAGATAGCGCTTATGGAGTTAGGTATCGGTGTAAATATTGCGGTAAAGACAACCTGGGAATTAATTTCGGCGATAAAACCAAAATGCATTTTGCCAAGTGTCCTGTTTTGATAGAAAATAGAATAAAAACGTCAAAACAGGTCAATGAAGATCTAAGAGCTAAGTGTCTGGCGGCGGCGAATAACGACACTGCACTGGTTGAACGGATCCTCAACCCATGGCGCATATCATCCCAGGAAAAAGATCTAGAGTTAGAAACAATGACTAATCTTCAACTCTCCTGGTTGCTAGACGAGCTGGAACTGAGAAATAAGGAGACAAAATGATTTTAAGATGTAGTTGCGAGCATAAGATTCAGGACCAGTACCACGGGATATACAAACGGGTCCACAACCCTTTGAAAAAAGATCGTGGACGACAGCAGGAATGGCGGTGCACGGTCTGTAAAAAAACCAAAACAGGACCCGAACAGGACCAAATAAAATGATCCTGTATCCACCACCAAGCCCGCCCCGTTTCCCTTTCCTCCTTTCTGGGAATGGGGCGGGCTCTTCCTCAACTAAGGATGAATCACAAATGAGTAGCTTGCCAACGGAAAAAGAGAAAAGAGATATCGTTTTATTCGTAAAAAAAGAAAACGAGAAAAACAAAAATGGCTTTATGCGCGTCATGGTCTGCCCTGATTGTGGGTGGTTTTTAATGGGGCACAAGGTTTCAACGTCTTTTACTGAACCTCCTGAAGCAGTTCATTATGAGTCTTGTGCATGTTGCGGTTTCAACCTCCAACAAAAAAGCATCGAGGAAAAAAATGAAAAAAACTAAAAAAATAGACAGTGCCGGCTTGTGGTTGGTCAAATTTGACGGCAATCCCGAGGCCGAGGTTATTAGGATAGTAGAGGGCAAAATGGGGCAAGACACGGAATATCAATTTTTGACGTGCAGGGAAACCGGTGATCCTAACGCTGGCGTTATTCCATTTTGCGTTACCAAAGGACATATTGAAAAAGTTTACCGGAAAATAAAAGACCCACTTGGTTAAAGCCGCTGGCAACATGCAAGTTCCGGCAGTGGCTGCGCTCGCATGGAAAATTTTGAAAGGCGTCACAAATGAGTAGCCGAAAAATAAAAAACAAAACACACAAACCAAAACCTAGAGGGCCACGAAGTGGGGTCCGACCTAAACTCGTTGACCAATCTGGACGGTTCGCCGAACAGAAACGGGCCGACGAAGCGGTTAAGGAGCTCATGCGGCTCGGGAAACTATCCGCAGAGGACATATGCAATGTAGTCAAGCTGGGTAAGATTGCCCGGGGGGTGTTTGGGGTCAGCCAAAAACAACTCACTGATGCCCTTTTACGGGTGATCGGGTAAACATGAAAAATAATCACCTTCAAGCTCCGTTTCCATGGTTTGGCGGAAAATCCAGAGCTTCCGATCTTATCTGGTCCGGGCTCGGGGATGTTCAAAACTACGTCGAGCCGTTCGCGGGATCGCTCGCCGTGCTCCTCGGTGCCCCTAAAGTCGCGAACATCGAAACGGTCAACGACCTTGACGGATTCGTCGCCAATTTCTGGCGCGCGGTGGTGCATAAACCCGAGGAGACTGTCCACTGGGCCGATTGGCCGGTCAACGAAAATGATCTGCATGCCCGGCATTCCTGGTTGGTTCCGAGGCGGGAGGCGTTGTCACGCAAACTAGAAGGTGACCCGGATTACTGCGATCCCAAAATAGCGGGCTGGTGGGTGTGGGGGATTTGCTGTTGGATCGGTAGCGGGTGGTGTTCTGGAAATGGCCCGTGGTCAGTAGTGGATGGCGAGATGGTTAAAAAGGGGCGGGGTGTCAACCGGCAACTCCCACATCTCGGGGACGCGGGCAGGGGCGTCAACCGGCAACTCCCAGATCTTAGAGATAAAGGCGTGCACAAAAACACCTCCTTGCTAGAATGGTTCACCGCGCTGTCCGAGCGACTAAGAATGGCGCGTGTGTGTTGCGGCGATTGGAAGCGCGTGTTGGGGCCGAGCCCGACAACCAAGCTCGGGGTGACCGGTATCGTCTTAGACCCCCCATATTCCGACAACGAACGGAGTAGTAACTTATACGCCCTTGACAGCGGGACAGTGGCGGCGGACGTTCGTAGTTGGGCGCTCGAACATGGGGATGATCCTAAAATGAGGATCGCCTTGTGCGGATACGACACTGAGCACGTGATGCCAGGGTGGGTCGGGTTGCCGTGGAAGGCCAACGGCGGCTATGGGTCACAGGGCAACGGGAGGGGACGTGAGAATGCGTCCCGCGAGACCGTTTGGTTTTCGCCGGGGTGTTTCGATAATTTGGAGAAAACTGAACGTCAAGAGGAATTCAATTTCAACCAACACAAAATTGACACCTCTGGCGAAAAGTGAGATAGTGGGGACGTGAGTAGCATGACACCAGATAAAATCCGTTCAGTCCGTCATGGTAGCCTTCCCCTAGAAGTTGCTACTCACAGCCATGGTGGGCTGTACCGATTTTATCTGGTGCCGGGGAAAACAACATGGCTGGCTTCGTAAAACTTCAATCCTCAATACTCCAGAGCACTGTTTGGTTAGAGCCAAACCACGTCAGAATTTTATGGATAACTATGCTCACCCTAGCAGATAAAACCGGTGTGGTTGAGGGTTCTATCCCCGGTCTCGCCGACTCCGCTAAAATAACCGTCGAGGAATGTGAGAGCGCCTTGAATCGCCTCGGGTCACTTGATGAATACTCTAGGACTAAGGACTTCGAGGGGAGGAGAATAGGCGAGATTGACGGCGGGTGGTTGATATTCAACTATGAAAAATATCGGGCACCTACCTCGGCAGAGCGCACCAAGAGATGGAGAGAGAGGCGAAATGTGACGTCACAAAATGTCACAAGCGTCACACCGTGTCACACCGCGTCACAGGTGTCACCCTCTGCATCTGTAAAAGAAGCAGAAGCAGAAGCAGAAGCAGAGAAGAAAAAAAAGAACGCGAGCACACTCGCTTTTGATCGCTTTTGGGATGTATTCCCGAATAAAAAAGGAAAGGGACAGGCATCTAAAACTTGGGATAAATTACGAAAGAGCAAGCTACTTCCCGATATTGACACGCTAATAACGGCGGTGAACGGACAAATTGAATGGCGCAAAAAGATGACCGAGGCGTCTATTTGGATTCCAGAATGGCGCAACCCTTCCACATGGCTTAACGGTGCAAATTGGGAAGATGATATCACTATGCCAAATCAACCACCTCCGAGACCAGAACCGACACCGGAGGATATCGAGTACAACCGACGAATAGAAGAATGGGAGGGGTTTTAAATGGCCGCACCTAGAAAGAATATAACGATTTTAGAGAGGCACGGATTTCAAGATCCAGAGCTGTCCACGCCGCTACATGATGAGATAGTTATGTGGCTGAATGACTGCGTCGATATGTTGTTCCGAGAGTGCCTGGTGCATGTATACTATGACGATATTTGGGATGACTGCAATACACAAGATGATTACATAAAAAAACTTGAAGAAATAAGCACTGACTGCGTGTCCGTAAAAAAATGGGAAGTCCCCATATATTCCGATAGTACGAAACGTTTCTGCATAGGATTTATTGACTTCGCTGCATACTACAAAGAGATCTCAACTTCGCTATATTTCGAAGTGAAGACCGAAATAAAATCTGTCGGTGAGCTCTTCAGGCAGCTCAGCACCTATAGGGATAAAATAGACGGTTTCCTTTTTGTGGTTTGTCCTGATGATAGATTTGAAAATGTGATTCATGCCCAAGGATACGGATTTATAAAATATGAAGGTTGAATCCATATTAGCGCGACTCGATAACGTGAAGCCATCAACAAATGGTTACACGGCACGGTGCCCTACTCATGAAGACAAGCACAATAGTCTAGCGGTGTCACAAGGTGAGAACGGTGGTGTGGTTTTGAAATGTTTTGCCGGGTGTGAGACAGCGGCGGTTGTGGCTGCCATGGGGTTGAGTCTATCGGATCTCATGCCTGAGAGTGACAACTGGAAGGACAGTAGCAATGATACGGTCTACCGTGTCAATTTGCCAGGTGGCGGATATGTTGAGCACGTCAGGATTGAAACTCCGAACGGTAAAAAATTCACTTGGCGCCGCGATGGACAATCTGGCCTAAACGGAATGAAGGTAGCCGACCTTCCGCTTTACCGCCCGGTGATTCAGGGGAAAGATTACCGTATAACAATTTGCGAGGGAGAAAAGGCAGCCATAGCAGCGGCCAGAATAGGGCTGAAAGCCTACGGCACGATGTCGGGAGCTGCGTCTTGTCCTGGCAAAGCGGCGCTATCTACCGTGTGTAAATGTCAAGAAGTGCTCTTGTGGGCTGACAATGACGAACCGGGCCATAAACATATGGCTAAGGTGAAAGCCGCCCTGGCAGGCATTGCCAAGACTGTGGTTGTGTTTTCAACCGGTGAAGACAAGGATGATGCCGCAGACTATAATGGTGACATCAAAAGTCTGGAAACAATAATTCTAAAGGCGTCTGGTAAGCGCTTTTTCAAGACATCCACAATCGCAGAAAACACAGGCGCCGCTCTAGCCGCTCTTGGCAGATATTCAAGCGGTGACAACTCGGATAGAATACCATGGGGGATAAAAAAATGTGATTCTGCGATGCGCGGCGGGATGCTACCTGGGGCCCTATATCTACTGGGCGCCCCGTCAGGGCACGGAAAGACAACCCTATTGCAGAGTATAGGTTTTCACTGTGCGAGGGAGAGAGGGCCCGTCTTGTTTTGCTCACCTGAGATGAGTGGTGCCGAGTTGGCCGAGAGAGAAATTATCAAAATGTCTGGTGAGCAAATAGGAAACATTGGGCCATGGCAAAATCCAGTATCGCGAATTGAGGCACTGGGAAAAATGGAGTTGGCATCGGAAAAAATTAGAGATGAATCACTGCCTATTCATGTAGTCGAAGAGACTGACATCACAATGATGGATATTCGCGAGATAGCCAAGGACATGAAAACCCTGAGTCTTATCATCGTGGACTACGCACAGGAGATAGCAGATAGGGCAGCAACAGCTCGTTATCTAGCAGTCGGTGAGGTGGGTAAGGCGGCGATCATTTTAGGGAAAGAATTCAAGGTCCCAGTGTTAGTCGCCAGTCAGGTTAATGTAGGGCGCGGCGAGGGGGGTGTACTTGACTATTCATTTCGAGAGACGAAAGATCTAGAGCATAGAGCTCACGCATCGTTGATAATGGAGGTAAAGCGCTCAAAAGAGCCGAACAACAAGGGATTCTATGATGTAGTTTCAACCAGAATATTTGCACGTAAAAATAGGTCTGGTGCCGTGTTTTCTGTTGATGTCAATTATCAGCCGGAGCTTTTCAAAATAGGCGATATCAACGCTGAATATTGGACTCATCAGGAGAGAAGAGGGGATTATTAAATGCAAAACACCAATCTCAAGGGGTATGAGGTGACGGAATGAAAACCAAATGGACAGCCTGTGCGCTGATAGTGGCGCCATGGGAGCCTGACAAGGATCATGGGTATGTCTATTGTTGCCAGAGCAACAGAGGATACATATGTGATTTTCAGATTAAAAACAGAGAGAAGGATCCATATCGGTGCTTTCACCAAAGGATGAGTAACGCAGGATACGAGGTCTGCATATCTTCGGAATGCCAAGCCGCGACGCGGGAAAACGCGCTGATGGCTCTGGAGAAGACGAGGGGAAATAATGGATAAAGAACAGAAGATGAAAATCAACAAAGAGGGCAATCTCGAAATAAATAGAGCGGGGAATTTCAAAAAAGTTTGTTGCCCATATGATAACGTAGTCGACGGCGGATGGTACTGCGGAGACTGGTGCGCGCTATTCCGGGAACCTCAACTGAATGATTACGATAGTCATATAGACGTCGAAATTGAGCTTTGCCGGGTGTCGTATATTTGCGAACAGTGCGAATTTGAGGACCAGAGAAATGAAAAAAACAAAGATTGAATGTTATCACGCGTGGCACTCTACCCAAGGTAAAGAATATTGGCCAGATCTGCAGAGTGGATGGTATGTATTTTGCCCCAAGTGTGAAAAATGGGCAATACAACTATCAAAACTGGATGATGATGGCTGGGAGATTCCCACTGGGGAGTATATTCTTTTGGAGGCACGGGCCGAACCATATGATAGTTTGAAAACGAGGAGTGAAAGACGGCAACCGCACCCTTGACGGGGTGATGCACGAGGAGATGTGAGATGAAATATAGATATAAAAATAAGGCAGTAGCTATACAAATCAAGGACAGGGTACGTGGTTTATCGGAATGGGAGTCAGACGGTACTCATAGTTTTATTGCTATTGACAATTTAATACCAGGACTGACTTGCAGGTTAGACGTTGCCCTTGAGATTGCATATTTAGCGGGGAGAGCCGCCAAATCGGAAGAAATAAAAGATATGCTTGGAATATAATTGTAGAGGCAACACCCGCTTTAACGGGTGCTTCACGAGGAGATGCCGAGATGAAAGTGAAAAAAATCATTAGTCAGTGGCTGATATCGGAAGGGTTTGATGGGCTTTATAATACTGGTCTAGAATGCGCGTGCGGACTGGAGAATTTGATCCCCTGCGAGAGCGACCCGTCGGAGTGTTTGCCGGGGTATAGGAACCCGTGCGACATAGAACATTGTGGGTATGAAGAATCAGGATGTGATGATCCTGGAGGTTATGATTTTCACATAAAAAGGGACAAACCATGAAAAAAATAGTCATAGAGGTATCAGAAAAAAATGAGGGGACATGGTGTCCATGGTGGGCCATCCTAGACCCGCACCAGTTTTTTAGGGCGACAAAAGAAGGAATATATGACCTCGCGTCAATGGTAACCGGCCCTTATTTTTCCCGAGAAGAGGCACAGGAGCAGCTCGATAGGCGTAGGTATGACTACGGACCTCACGCCTGTGTATTCTGTTTTACTGGCTGCCACTCTGGGCAGTATCAGCAAAGGTTGAAGGAAACCAAGAGCGAGGAGATGTGAGATGACTAAAAACGAATCAAAGGAAACCATGAAATATTTACCCTTCAGGCCAGACATGGCTCAGGCGTGGGCGCGCGGTGAAAAACCCGTGACGCGGCGAGTAATGAATCCCTATCCTCCTGAATGGGCCGAGTCCATAACGTGGGGTGAGTATGAGAACGAATATAAATTACATGGCTATGAGATGGGCATGAGAACGAGTTGCCCATCGGCTGTATTCGGAAAACCTTTAAAACCACGCTACCAGGTCGGGGAAGTGGTAACATTACTTACGACCTGGGCGGTGGATCGTAAGTACGATTATTTGAGACCATTAGATTTGCCTGATGATGTGCGTGTTTGGAATTATTTCCAGTCCCCAAAATCAGACATCATACAGACCGCATTAAGTGCTTTACCGCGTGGAAGACTTCGTCCCGGTAGGTTTCTACCTGGTTTCCTACGCGACCAGATGCCACGAGCCCGCGTGGTGTCGGTGAGGGCTGAGCGGTTGCAGGACATCACCGAGGAGGATGCGCGGATGGAGGGGGTACCATTCGATGCGAATGATCCTACCTGTCCCAATAGACCAATAGATCCAAAATGGTGCAGTCGATGCAGGGGAGAAGGTCTTTATCCAGCGCTTGGAAACAATCTAGGTATAACAGAAGATGATTGCGAAGAATGCGACACGTCAGTGAAACTGTTTAGAAATTTGTGGGACTCAACAAACGCCAAGCGCGGTTACCCGTGGTCATCGAATCCGTGGGTCTTTAGGTATCGTTTGGAACCTGTGAAGGATTGATAAAATGAGTTTCGAGACAGACATACGAGAACAAAGGGTCATCATCCGAGCCTGGGAGGATTGGAAAAAACACAAGAGAGACACTCGTGTTGTGGCCGCGACAGAATGGATGGCCGAGCGCTTCCCGCACAGGGGTTGGAATGGGCATCTAAGGCCATTACATAAGGCAGAGAATAGGTCTGTTAGGCATGACGAAACAGACGAGGACCTAGCCATGCTAGAGGCATATAAAAAATGGGATGCCGAGAGGATACGTATCCTCAACAGTAGTGATTTTGGGATGTGGATATCACTAAATTACCCAAACTTGAGCGAAAAAGAAGAATGGGCTTTTCTTAAATCTGTGAAAATTGCGAGAACAATAATAGAGTTTGTGGACCGATCAGATTCTCAATATTCGGGGATTGGACAGATAGAGGATAAACCATGAAAGACGAAGAGCACAAAATACAGGTAGCCGGGGTAGCGCTGTGCCGACAGGTATTTCAGATATGCCAGCGCCTTCTCTACGCCGTGCCGAATGGTGGAGCACGGAATGCCATAACAGGGCGGCGTCTCAAAGATGAGGGTGTGCTTCGCGGTGTGTTTGACCTGGCGCTTGACGTGCAAAGAAGAAAAAATTATGAACCTGAAAAATCAAAAATAGGAGATTGGCGTACCATCGTCTATAGTGGCTTAAAAATAGAGGTCAAGACTCCAAAGGCGTACGCCAAGAAAAACCACGGACTGAGCAAAGAACAACAGCAGTACCAGATGTCGGTTGAAGAGCAGGGCTACCGGACCGCAGTGGTTTGCAGTGCTCAACAGTTGTTCGATGTGGTGCGCGAGTATCTAGATGGTATCAAGGGGTAATATTCTATGATATATCACTGTAATATTAGTATAAGTGGAATGCTTTCAAAGCCGAACAAACGCAAATGGAAGCTTTTTGAAAAATATGTGACATATGGAGGTAAAAAGCTGTCCGCGGATGAATGGAAGCAGATGTTTTGCGATAGGCTAAACGACGGACATCTATTGTTTCCTATGGGGACATGCGACAACTTCGATCCTGCTCGTGGTTGTATGGGACACGAAAAATAAACACGAACAAAGGAGAAAAAAGATGCCAAGAGGAGCTTTTAACAAACAAGATTTTCCGACAATGAAGGCCGGTGACCTATTCAGATTTTCGCCGGATGATTTGGTTCTGATTACTGATAAATCAGATCCTCTCTATGACAAGCGAGTCGACGAACCTTTCGATGAATCGTTGACCCGTAGCATTTTGGTGCACGGTAATATCGAGCCTATCGTAGTTTGCAAAATCGATGGCAAGCCCGTTGTAGTCGACGGGAGAAGGAGAACAAAGGCCGGCCGAGAGGCTAACCGTAGGAGTGTAGAGGCAGGTGGTATCCCTATCCTGTTACAATGTGTTTATCGCACAGGTACCGAGACAGACCTTTATTCGGTTTTGGTGTCTGCAAACGAGCACAGGCGTGATGACAGCTCGATTGAGAAAGCCGAGAAGGCAAATAAGATGCTCAATCTTGGTGCTGACATCGGACAGATAGCCGAGTCATTTGGAGTTACAAAAACCACCGTCACAAACTGGCTAAAACTCCTCGAACTACCGCCAGAGGAGCGCAAGGCAATCACTGATGGCGAGCAGACGGCAACGAGGGCTATCGCCAAAAAACCGCGCAAACAAAATAAGGCGCGGGCTCTACGTAAAACTTCGGAAATCAAAAAGCGCAAGGAAGCGGCCACCGATCCAATAGAGATCGCCGTCTTAGAATGGGTGCTCAAGGAAAGGGATGAACTATGAAAAGAAAAACTGGAATAGATAAACACCAGGCAAGAAAGGAATAAAAAAATGAACGAAGCAACAGGGTATGAAAAACTGAGTCTTGAGACGCTCGGCGATGGGCATGCCATCTAGGAGAGTGTATGTAAGGAGTGAACGGAATGAGAGAAATCAAAAGAGGGGATATAATTGTTGGCATATGTAAACATAATATTGGGCGTGTAGAACCAGCTCTATCCAATGGGCCTTATGATGCGTTTTGTCTAGCCCCGTCGCCGGACCCAGAATTTAAAGAGGGCGATTGGGTGCTCCCAATAAAAAACGAACTCCACATCAAGAGTCATGAAGCTGTTTTGTTGCAGCCTATGCGATTCTACTCGGCAGGCCGTAACGGGGTTTATTTGGTTGGGAGCTCTTCTTATTGGCTCGATTCAGAAATAGTATCTATCACCCGCGAGGGATCTTGTTACGTTATTGGCGACTCGTGTAAAATGAGCACTAATCGATTTGTTGAGCGGTATGGGTGTGATCCGATACCGGAAAGTGAACCAAGCAAAACGCCTACCGTTGAGTATGCGTCGGATATAGTCAAGTATAGCGATCAAGGTTTTAAAAACGTCTGGGAAAAACAATGGGGTAACTTAATGGAGGCATATCCCGGACCCGGAGAAACGGACGAAAAACTAATATGTAAGGGTGAAGTAAAACCGCAATGGCCCACCTTAAAAGACATAAGAGAGTGCTGCGGTCTGTGGGGTTCTAATTTCAAGATTATGAAAGTAAGTCCAGAATTTCTTACTGCATATTACGAAGATCGAGATGGTTTTGAAGCACATTTGAAAAAACATGGTTACAAACTCCAAGAGCCGATGCCACCCCAGTGCTTACCTGGCAACGAAAATAAACCCATATTTGATTCTGAGTGGATGAAGCCGGCAGTTCGTAGATATCCGTCTGGGTCAAGCTATCCGTCGCCTGTCATTGAGCCCAAAAAAGGTGCGGGGTGGTTCGGTGATTTTCCGGAAGTATGCGCTTCAACTCGCGTATCAGACAAATATAAAAGTAGACAGACAGAATGGGATTGAGGGTTTAAAAATGAAAAAAATAACAGATGAAGAATTATTGAGAAATGCCACTAAGTTTATTGCCAGGGATAAAGAATTCGACAATTCTGGTAATAACATATGTCCGACGTGTGGGGCAAAAATGTCATTTAGCAGATGGATGAATACGAGCTTCCCGTTATATTCTACATCTAGTGCTGAATGGAATAGGAGGCTCGTAAAGATTTGTTCTTTGATTGCGTCGCTACGTGGCCAAGAGGATCTTTTTGAAACGAAAGATGAGGAATGAGAATAGAGGAAAACGCAGCAGAATAAATAACTCCGGAAAGGTATGAAAATGGATTCAAAAAAATATGACAAAGAACCGTCAAGCTTGGCAAGGGGAAAAGCAGCCCTAGCATGGTGCGAGTCAGAAACATCATCAATCGAAATGGATGTAAGGTTGGCAGAAGAATTTGCAAGAATTCTTGACCAGTATATTTGTGCTTTGCAATGGTGCAGCGGTAGTTCTGATTTTGGACCAGGAGGGTTAGCACGGGAGGGATGGACTAGGACTGTTCAGCCGTTGATTAATGAGGGATAGATATTAATGAAAGATTAAAAATGAGAAAATCTGACACCATGGATGCCTTCCGAGTCCTGCGGGTATTCGCCAGGGCATCAAGACAGCGGACTTTGACGGTGCGGGCCATAGCGACATCGGCGGCACTATGGATAGACGGAGATGGGCGTGATCTCGACATTGCCAGGACCAAGCACCTTTTGAGAATTTTGATCAGTGCGGAGTATATCAAGCGCCGCTTTCTCGGGTGGGAGCTCACAGAGGAGGGGGAGGACGCGTGCCGTTTTTCTAGGGTGTCGCCGGTATTGCCTACTACGGCATGGATAGAGGAAGCTCGTTCTGGAATTCGTACGAGCGGAAAACGCAGCGAAATAAAAAATGCGGTAGTCCCTACGCGAGAGATTCGAAACGTTAACCCGAGGGATATGCCGCGCGGTATAGCCGTGGTGAGCGCCGACATCGCACTGGTGGTTGAAAAATTCGGTGTGAGCTATCAGGATGCGTCTGACGGGCTCAGGATGGGGAGATACATAGTGTGCCAAGGGTACAAGGTGCCGCCCCATGCATCTCGATATGACGGTCATCATAGGATATGCTCTTCCTGCCGAAATAGACGTGCGAGAGAAAGAATGAAAAATCATGATAAGTGAAAAATATTGACATGAGACCACCAAAGACCTATTATTTAACTATAGGTGTAAAAGATCTAAAATCTAGGCAGCACCTTTTTCTCCTTTGTCCCCTGCCGGTGCCTCCCCGCCGGCGGGGGTATTTAAAAACGAAAGCACTGTAATGATAAGGCCGGACCCCCAAGATATTTATGAGACTAGAACTGGACGAAACGCGAATAAAATGGAATGGAACCAAAAAGATTTTGACGACTCTGATGACCGCCGCATGTTGGAGCATGTTCTGAGCGACGATGTGCCCCGTGACTGCGGTGAGGACCGTGGTGTGAGGCTTTCTGCGTCTTTGAAATGGGAGTCTACCGAGAGGTTCATGTCATCGCTCCGTCGTATACAGGCCCGGTTTGAGGCCCTAGAGCTGGCCGCTAGGGATGCCCAGTTGAGATCCACCCGAGAGCCCAGCGAGGCATACACCGTCCATTTTTTGGGTCGGAACCTCGGTGTCGGGACTCCTCATGCCGATGAGGTTTTGAGAGAATGCAACGTTTGAAAAGGAACAAAATGAGAATCTACGAATTTTTATTCATCGCGTTCTGCCTGACATGGGCGGGGTGTTCGCTATTTCAGAGTGGAGAGACCACTAACAGCCAACCGATAACCCAGGAGCAGGCTCAGGCGGCGTGCACGGCGGCCTGCGCCGCTTTTGACTGGACGCGGTGCGATACTGAGGTAAAAAAAGCTCTCCCAATAGGAGAAATCCTAGAGACCGTGGGCGGGTGCTATGAACGGTGCCAGGAGTTTGTAGCGGACTCGTACAGAGATGTCGATGCCGCTTGTCTGTCGGAGTGTAGGGACTGCCCGGCAGTTTGGGAGTGTCTTGATAATCCATGAGCTGGGGTGAAAGAAGCTGCATATATTGTAGCGGGAAAAAACAATGTCCTGTTCCCAATGAATGCGGACCAGGTACCTGCAATGTCGATTGTCGTAAATACATTTGGGACGGCAAAACACCCCCTGATACTAGACCGACAAACGATATCGACTCATGCATAGACAGGGTAAAATATTGTTTGGATCATGCGAAAATGGAATTGCCTAAACATGTTATTAGACGCGAACCAAGGAATGTTTCGAGAAACAAAATGAAGCGTCTCAGGAAAAAAATGAGGGGGAAATGAGCACCGGAGCGAAAAGAGCCCTCCTCGTGGGCCTCAACGAGTTCAAAAATGTCTCCCCATTGCGGGGGTGTTGGAATGACGTGTACAATTTCAGGGGGATGCTCATCGATTGGTTCGGGCTGCGCCTCCACGATATGATTTTTCTAATGGATAAAATGGCAACGAAACAGAACATCGTTGATCAACTGAAAACACTCGTGTCCGGCTCAGCTCGGGGCGACCAACTTTGGTATTTCCATTCTGGTCACGGGTCCTATGTTCCGGACACCAGCGGGGATGAGGCGGACGGACGCGACGAGGTGCTTTGCCCGTACGACTACAGCCGAAAAGATCCGAGTACCTGGCTTCTTGATGATGAGCTCGGTGAGATATTCAAGGGCGTCAACGCAGGCGCGGTTCTGGAGTGTGTGATTGACGCCTGTCATAGCGGGACCATCGATAAAGGCATGCAGCCGAATATCAGACCGAAGGGGATTGATGCCCCCGATTTAGTCGACAGAACAACCAAGCGCCGCATTAGACGGGCGCCGCGTGAGGCCCAGGGATCGTATTTCGTTTGGGCTGGTTGTCAGGATGATCAAACCAGCGCGGATGCCTGGTTTGCGGACACAATGAGATTTGAAGGTGCGTTCACGCATCACCTCGTCCGACAGATCACAAGCAACCCCAAGGGTAGTCGCGATAGCCAATTACGGGCTGTCCGTGCCAGCTTGAAAGGTGCCGGTTTTTCGCAGATTCCGCAGTTAGAGATGGGGCCATGATTTATTCATATACGGATGTAATAAGAAGAGGCGATTCAACAACTACATGGTGTCAACTTGACTGTGAATTATTTCACGGTATACCTGTAAAAATTAATCCAACTATGCAAAAAGACGAGATTCATTTGGTTAATAAAAAATTTGAAATAGTCGGTAAGATTATAAATCTAGGGATATGGGGAGTAGCATGATACCAACATAGGTTTGACTGATGATTAAAAGCTTTCAACTCGGCGCAAAAAAATACAAGGTTGTAAAAGCCAAACACGATACAACAAATCTTGGGCTTTGTTATTCTGCCCTCGGGATGATTAAGGTTCAAGAGATTTATGATGGAAAAGAAATACCTGAGGATTGTCAAGAGCAGGCACTATACCACGAAGTTGTTCACGCTATTTTGAACGACATTGGTCGTGTTGATTTGAGTGATAATGAAAATCTTGTCCAATCGTTTGGAACTTTGATGCATCAATTTGTTAAGACAATGAAATGAGTACCACTAAATGGTACAGATGCCCTAGAATGAGAAAGACCGAACGGTCTATTTATTACGAACACAAACAATTTGTGAGGGCAAAAACTGGCCCTACTTATTGGCCTGACCCATGGGATGATAAACCACGTGGGGATGTGCGTAACCGTCGCTCATGGAAAAATAAAAAAATACGCAAGCAGTGGGCTAAAAAATTAGTCACATAAAGTAACTCTAGATGTTCTATCTATACCCCCTACGTACTACGTCTATCGGTCTAGTGTTGTTCTAGGGATTACAGGATAGTTTCCAGGTAATATTGAGACGGTGGTGTTGGGTTTATTAGAGGCACTCCCATCCCTTGTCTCGTTGGGTGACAAAACCCATGTTTTAAACGCGCACGTCTACAAATAAAAAAACGAATATGGATGTCAAGGAACGATATAGATATATCAGAAGAGCAGGTCGCGTTACTTAACCGACTTGAGGCTTCGATAAGAAGTGGCAAAAGATTCCCAACTGAGGAATATAATGAATATCTATATCTTTTGCGTGATTTATCATTGGCAGCCGCTTTAAAAAAAAGGCTACACGGGAATGCTAAACTTCTTGGTGACCTTGAGGCCGCAAAACGCGCTCATACGATGGTGATTGAACACAACACCAACTCTGGAACAACGGACGATAATGAAAAAGAGGAAACTGTAAAAATTGACACGACAGTGGAGAAATGGGAACCGAAGCAAACAAAATCAGAATACCACCCATCAGAGTCAGAAAAATAAGCCCGTTTCGTGGTCCTCACCCTGGACAGGTACCGATACTGAGTTACTTATTTACGCCAGAGCGGGCGGTCAAAAGGGCAATCCTTTGCAGCGGTATCGGTTTCGGTAAAACTCAGCTATGTCACGCTATTTTTCAGGCCAAACTTGAGCAGGGTCCTACTGAGCGCGTTCTGTTCTTGGAACCGGATGTCAACCGTATGAACAAGCTCTTTGTTGAGTGGTTTGTCTCAAATACTCCAGATCATCTCTATAGGATAAACGAGGGCAAGCGCCAGGTCTTTTGGCACAACGGTGCTATCGGGTATTTCGATCATAGAGATGTCCGTGGGAGCAAAGCAATCGCGGCCGATAAAGTCCGAGGCCCTAACTTATCTGGGATCATCAATGATGAGAGTGCTATCGGCTTTCACCTGGAATACAACATCAACCAGTTGGGGCGACTCCGTCTAGATTCCCCTAATTTGTTTTGGCTCGACGCTACTACTCCAAAAGTAGGGCCGTTTGGAGACTGGATGTCAAACGGAATGAACACGATATTTCGTGGTAGGACAATCGATAACCCGTTTCTACGTCCTAGCCCAGAGGAGTTTGACGCATCGCTACGGGCCACCATGACGGAGATGCAAGCGCGTAGAGAACTTGACGGCGAGCTGGTAGCCCTTGAGGGTCGTATTTGGCAGGACGTAATTTACCATCCGACCGAGGGTAGAGGGTGGCCCCACAGTAACAGAGACGACGATCATCCGCGATTTGATAGTCGTCGACCTTGGTATATTCTTTCCGATATGGGGAGCGCTACGGGGGCGTACGCTTGCGTTCAGCCTGTGCCTGCTGCCATGGCTAGCGGCCGTGAGGTTTTTCAGGGTACTCGGTGGGTTCTGTTTGCCGATCTATGTCCGAAATCAGAGGGTGATATTCATAGGGCGATGAATATTCTTAAAAAGAATTTCGGGGATAAACCGGCGGGGTTAGTGTCTGGACTGGACATCAATAGACGAGCGGATACTGACGGCAAAACCCCGGCATATTTTGCGACAAAAGTTTTCGGAAACATCCCTATATATCCGTACTCCGAAAGTGACGCCGATGAGAGAACGCAAGGCGATGCGCTTGGGGCATTGTGGAAAACCGCCGATGGTAAACGACGCCTAACAATAGCGCGTGATTTCATCTCGCTTGACCCGGACTCAAAACGCGGCGTGCGCGAAATGGTAGAACAGGACGTTTGGCTAAATGAGGACGAGCGTAGGCCGCAAGACTATTTTCCTAAACAGGCAAACATCCGGGTAAACCACATAAGAGATGCACTACTAAAGGGCGCGCTGCTCATGGCTCCCCCTGAATGGCTCAAAGAAAAGACCAACTAAATGCCAAGTATTTTTGAGCGAATAAGAAGAATACTCGTCGATGACAAAGGGGTAAATGACGAGGAATGGATCACCGCCGACGAGGCGATGGTCAATGACATCGTTGGGTATTTCGATCACATCACGGATATAACCCAGGTAAAGACTGCCATTGTCCAACGTTACGGGACGGGCATTAGACAGGATAAAGACGACGCCGGAAACACTTTCGAGACATACACCCACGAGGAGGTTGCGGCTCTAGTCGACGCCGGAATGTGGGAAGCTGTCACCATCGGATACGGCGACAAAGTGGTCTCGTCACTCGCGACGCTGTTCAGTGAAAAAGGATCGAGATTCACGCTGAAAAAAGAGACTGAAGATCAGGACCTGAAGGGCCTAGAGGATATACTAGAGCGCAATCGTAGGCAGGGCGGCGCTAAAACGGCACTGGTCAAATCAGATGAGAGAGCACAGCAATGTGCAAGCTCTTTGGTTTTTCTCGAATGGAGAGATGACCACATACTCTATCGGTCGCTCGACCCAGGACGCATTCAGGCGTGTTTCAATTCTACGATTGTCGATGCCGGCGAGAACCGCCCGACCGATAAAATGGATATTGAGGATGCAACGAAAATAGTAATAAAAACGGGTGAGACAGACCAGGGGATAAAGAGCTACATTGCTATTTATGGACGGTGCATAGACTATCCTAACGGTCGCTATGTCGTTTACCAAGACTCATCTGACGGGCGCAAAGTTCCGGCCGTCGGGAGTGACAACGCCTATGATCATCTGATTGATGGCGAAGTGGTCAACCCTATGTCGCTGTGGGCTGCCCAGCATCCCGATGAGAGCTGGCCTGAATATCCTCTTTGCATCTTGAAAAATGGATCAGGTGAGGACTCGCTGTTGCCCGTGTCTGATTCGCTCTATCGGCAGTCTCTAAACTATGATGTAGCGGCGAGCCACACGCTTTCGACATCGCAAAATGCGGCAGCTGGAACGCTCACCATCACCAGAGACAATCAGGCGCGCGCCATGCCTCTTCCCCGCTCGCTGTACGGTGCGGTAGACCTACCGCCTGGGATGACAATGGAGCGCATTGCGGGGGACGCTGGGGCAGGCACAGCAGCATATGATGTTTTAAAATCCGAGCAGGTGGATTCGGCAGCGGCACGCGGTGTTCCTGATTATATGGTTGCCTCAGAGGACCACACCCTTGACGCATCTAGCGGTGTGGCGCTCGCGGTTAAAACACGGCCGCTTCGTATGATGAGGCAAAAGCTCGCGGACTTAAACAAGCCGGCTATCCGGAAAATGTTCAAATTGGAGACCGCGTTTATCTGTCTATTTGGAGAAGAGCAGGACTCAGATAAAGCCTTGCTGCAAACGATTTCCCAGGAATGGGAGACCGGAAGTGTGGCACTTCCAGAGAACAAAAAAGAGAAGTCAGAGCGAATTATAGCACTCAAAAAAGACGGGATACACGACGAGATAGCAGCCATTCAAGACTGGTATGACTACGATACCATCGAGGAGGCCATTGAAGAGTACGAGCGCATCAAGGCGCGAAAATCAAAGTACCCTCCGTTGGTGGAGCCAGAGCAGAACAACGCAGGGGCGTTCGGTAAGCCCGTCGGGATAGCAAGGCGCAAGAGCAATGCCGGACAGCAACAGCGTTGACGCCTACGTTAGGGCTGTAGATGAGGCCAACGACTACACGACGTCACAAATTGATGGCATCTATCAACAGGCACTAGAGGACATAGACGAGCTATTTATCAATGTCGAAAATAGAGAGTCTGATATTTGGGAAGCCCACAACGCGGATCCGGAATTAACTATCGATGAATTTGAGGACGTTGAAAACAGCGATAGGGATCTTGATTGGGGCATTGGATTGGCGGCGATGTCTGCGGCAGCTCTGGTGCAATTTACTGTCGATAATGCGGATGATCTCATCTTCAAACCAATCGCGTACCGAGAGCAACTTCTTGACGGATTTTCCCTGGCACCTTCTGAGCTTGTTAGTGCTGGTCGTCGCGGTACTGTTGGCGCTCTATCGGCTGATGTAACCGAGTTCAAGGCGATACAGGCCCGATATCTTGATGACCTGTCGGTTATCTCCAGGCTTGATCCCGCTGAGCTATACCGGACTCTTCGCGAGTACGAGGCGCTACAATCGGCGGACGTGCTCACGCAAAACGCGATGGGTTACGTTTCGCGCATGACAAGTTACCGACCTGGATCTCCTCAATGGAAGGAGGAGGTCGCTAAACTTGTAGACCGTAACAGCAGTAGGGCATTGAAGGGCATGACTCGCCGCTCTGTCGAGAGAATCCATACGCTTCGAGAAGTCGAGTCTACCGGTGAGGCGGACCCTTTGCTGGTTTGGATTGGTGAGGGCGGCGCTAATACGTGCCAATTCTGCCTTGATAGATTTGGAGTAATTCAGCGTTATTCTGAATGGATACGGGACGGTCTGCCAGGGGCGGACGTATGCAAGGGTGGAGATCTTTGTAAATGTGGATTAACTGCGGCTTAGGCCGCATCACATAAATCATTCAACCTCGTAGGTTGCGCACCTACTAAAAAACGCGGGAGGATAGAATGTCGATTTGGAAAAGTCGCGTGCTTCGTGATGAGGCGGGCGAAGAGAAACAAAATGGTGGTGAGTCCGGTGATGCCGGCTCAAACGAAGACAACAGTGGAGACAACAAAGACGTAAAGTCCCAAAAATGGGTACAGGATTTAAAATCCGAGGTATCAGAGTTAAGACGGTACAAGTTAGAGCAGGAGAGCGCAGCAGAGAAGGCCAAGCGAGATTCAGAGGCCAAGAAATTTGAGGATGAAAAGAACTACGAGGCGGCGGCACAGAAGCGCGCAGAGAACGCTGTAAAAGAGGCCGAAGAGAAACTAAAGGAACAGCACGCCAAAGAGTTAAAACAGGTTGAGGCCAAGGCAGAGCTCGCAAGGCTTGGGTTTCAGAACAAGCGATTCATCAACGGCGCTCTATTGGATTTCGATCCGGATGCACAGTCGGTCGAGAAATTCGCACAGTCGGTTTTTGACGATCCTGAAAGTGCGAATTTTTTGCCTGGTGGTGAAGACACTGGTGATGGTGTTGAGAAAAAGATCGGCACCACGCCTCGCGGGAACAATTCCGTCACAAGTTTCACCCCTGCCAAGCTAGAAGAATGGTCAAAATCATCTGACAAAGACAGACGAGAAATCGCACGCAAGTACAAACAGGATTATTGGGACAAACATGGAGAAATGCCTCCATCTAGATAGGAGTAAACAATGTATGATTATTCGACACTTCTCCGAGAAGTGATCATGAAGGAGCCCGAGATTGAGGAGGCGGTTTGGACAAAGCCTCTTGAGCAACTTCAGGCAATCGGGACCGAAGACGCGTCCATCAAACAAGGTTCACTGATATCGTATGATATCCATACGAGCAGCACCACACCGGTCAGAGCGCATACTAAGGCGGATGTCGACCCGGTGGCCGGGTCGTACACGACCGCGAAAGCGGCATGGACGAAGATCTACCAGGACACCGCTATTGAGGTGCATGGTATCGACATCAGCCAATCTGGCGGCGATGGTCCGAATGTCAGAAACCTGCTCCGTAAAGCCGTCCTGGACGAGATGCCCAATCTTTGGGCGTTCATCTATGACGCCATTTACGCGCAATGGAAACTCGACTTGACCACGGCTGGAACGTACGGCTCAAGCTCGGCGCTTAACCGTGGAACGTACCCCGTTCTCGCGGTGACAAACGAGCTGACCGTTACCCCCATTACCTCCGCGCTAATGCGGGATCATATTCACACGGTGAGATTGAACAAGGCTGTAAAGCCTGAATCGGAATATCAGATAATCATGGAAAGTGCGGTGAAACACAAATTCGAGCCACAAGTCGCATTGATGCATGTATTCAACACCGAAACGAAGGCAGGCAAGGACTACGACGGTGGGCACCCGCATGTCGGCACGTTCAGCAATTCGCCTATCGTCGCTCCTCAGGGCATGACTACTGGCGATGTGTTTTACGGGCCGCGCTCTTCATTTCTGTGGCAAAACCACAGACCTCTCGAAACGGTCGTTAAAGAGTCTGGTCGTGACTCGGTGAAAATCGTTTTTGAGGCAGGCTTCACGGGTTACACGCGACAAATCGCAAAGTGCGGTATGATGACTGGCAAGCAGTAAATCAAACAACCAACCAACAATTCGATAAAAAATAAGGAGGCCAAAAATGGCTATAGCTTTTGCAGTAACAAACGGACCGAGCCCACTAGGCGGGTTCGGACTGATGGCAATCGGTGCGATAACGTGGGATGCTTCCAGTCTCGTAACGGGTGAGCCCATCCCGGAGCTGGTCAACTATTTCTCGACAATTCAGGCGATCATCCCGTCGGGGGTTTCAGCTCTCGGGCTGGCCGGCTACGTGCCGTCATTCGTATTCGATGCGACGGCTGCTGTAACGGCAGCAAACGTCCTCGCGGTACTCGGCAGGATTCCCCTGCTAGAGATCGATGACACGGTTGACATCGCCGCGCAACCGTTAGTCCCTGCCGATGCGCTTGACGTTGCGGCGATAGGGACAACTCAGATTACGGTTATTGGTATGCCACTGGCCTAATTCCAGGGGTAAACGAAACGGCGGGGATTGGTGTACCCACTATCCCCATTCCGCCTCTCCCCGCCGTCGTCGTGACGTGGCTGTCACGGCCTGAATGAGTAGCCAAAACAACAACCGTCTATGCAGGTGCGAGGAGGCACAAAGACATGAATTTGAATTATGATCAGATAGCATTGAAACAAGATCCGGATGAGAGGTTAGACTACATCAAGGCTCAGCTCAGATTAATGGATAGGGATGATCCTATCTATCTGTCTGATGTTATCTCAAAGCAAAAAAACGTTGGAGGGGACATCCTCATCGCTTTGAGCGAAATTGCGGCCGAGGATCGGATGTCGAAAACAAACGAAATCCTTTGGACCATCAAGGTGCTAAGGGATGAATGGGGTAACGTTCCGCAACCTGGAGATACCGTAGAATGGGTATATCCAATAAACAGAACAACCCGCGATGGTCGGCCTTTGATGGCTGAGGATGCCAATGTCGCGATGATGGATGGCTCATTTTCAGACAAATACGAAGGTAAGCGTGTGTACAGAGTAGACAAAAAAGGGTGTATCCGTTGCCCACTTGAGGACGCCGTAAATTTTTTGAACACACATGGAATACATGGCAAAACCGGTTATGCCCTTCCACACGGAAAACCGGAGCAGAGCACCGAACCGTGCAAAGCGCCTAACGGCGATAAGCTGCATATTTGGTATTGGAGATATTCAGAACAGTCTAAGGAAATGTACGAGAAGCTGCCTGTGGTAGAAGCTGTAAGCGGTAAAAAAAGGGGTAGCTAATGTCTGAGGATATCGACAAGCGATGTCCTCACTGCGGTGGAGAGGATACTGTCTCTATAGTTGGTGAGGGGCCTTTTCGTCCAAAGTGCGGCAACTGCGGGGTTGTTGGAAACCCAGGGGATACGAGAGATGAAGTCGCAAAACAATGGAAAAGACATTGTCTAATAGTGACAGGATCATACAAAAAAAGGAATGGGAAAATATGAAAGATTTGAACAATGTGAATAAAGTGCCTAAAAGTCCGAAGGATGAAATCAAAGAGGCTATCGTGGATCTAGCAAAAAAGATTTCATGGACTAGAGGTAATGCAGGGACTATAAATACTGAGCACATGGTTATATCAGCTATCGAATATCTGACAGAGCTACTGTTGCTTGGACGAAATCATGAACTTAGAATCCAGCAATTGACGGCGGACTTAGAGGCATTGAGGCGAGCTGTCAATAAAGAATCTGACAAAAAGCCAGCTGTAAAGGCGGTGGAGTAATGGGAATTAAAGAATGCAGCGAACAACAAAAACTGGCACCGACTACCGGCGCGGTTGCATGGACTATTTATATCGCCGACAGATTCGATGTCGATAGGATTGACATCCACTTGGACGTTGCACCTACGTCAGCCGGGGATATAACGATCACCAAAGACGCAGCGGCCGGAGCGGCTTACGACACGGTGATGCATGAGTTTACCGCAGTTGGCGAGACGGATCACGCTGTCGAAAACCTGAAGGGTTTCGTAAGTGGGGACAAGGTCTTGGTAGAGTACGCAAACCCTGACAGCAGAACAATTTCCGGAACAGCCAACGTTTCGTATTGATAGGCGACAAAATGAAAAAAATCATAATAGGGCTATCGCTAATAGTTTTTACTATTTTGCTCGTTTCGTTCACGTCGTTAGGTACCGAAATATACAGCGGCGGAAAACAGATTTTAGATTTTGCAAACGACATCAATATTGACGGTGATGTGACGTTAACTGGAAATGTCGTAGCTTCGGGAGACCTCGGCGCGGTGAATATGATTCTGTCCGGAGATTCGGACGTAGACAACTCGATTGTTGCCGGATATCTGAAGGTTAGCGGGCGATCCCTTATGAACAAAGGGATTGATGTCGCCAGCGCAAATGATTTGACTCTTGGCACGGATGGTAACGCTTTCGACATCACGGGGACGACGACGATAAACAGAATCGCGTCAGCCGGTTGGGAGGCGGGAAGCTTGGCCGTTTTGAAATTCGACGCGGCCCTTACGGTTGCCGCGAACCAATCCGCCGGAAGCGGGTTCTACGGGCTGAAGCTGAACGGCGGAGTATCATACAACGCAGTTTTTGAGGACGTGCTCTATCTGTATTTCGATGGTGAATGGTGGTGGGAGGTCGGCAGGCGGTCAACCGTCCGCCCCCTGACGGCAAACCTTACCGCCGATCTGACAACCTCCGGAGACACGGTAGCGGGTACTGTCGACTCTAATACCCAAGGTGCCGGCAATTGCGTCTACTACGCGGCGGACGGTCACTATGACGATTGTGACGCGGATGCCGCCGCGTCCGTTGAAGCGTTCGCGCTGGTGGTGGGAACCGGTACGGGTGCTAAAATCCTACTACTGAAGGGATTCATCAGGAACGACGCTTGGAATTTCACGACCCTCGGCGCGAACCTGTATGTATCTCCTACCGATGGTCTGATAACGGATACCGCCCCGTCTGGATCTGGCCAATTTATCAAACGGATAGGAAAAGTCATTTCATCGAAAATTGTCTATGTCGATTTTACCGGAACGGTTATCGGGATACCATGAAATACCTAATTGTAATAGCAATCCTGTTTTTCTCTGCCTCGGTTGAGGCAGCGGGGATCAAAAAGATTGACGGCGTTACATTTGCCTATACCGCGTCAATCGACGGCGTCGCCCTCGAAAACATCGCCTCGGTCGACGGGCAGGCGCCGGTAAAGGTCGCAATGTGTGGGTTAGAATTAGTGCACACAAACTCAATTCAGCCAAACAGACATTACCTATTTCGATGCCAGGCGTCACTAACTGGTACTGTTTTAAATTTTAAGCTGTATTCGACTGATACAGGAAACGCTAAAATAACCGTTTACGCCGGAGATGTAGCAGCTGCCAGTAATTTGTTGTCGCAAAATATTATTGGGCAGGGGTGCACAGCCGGATGGAATACTCTTGATATTGATAGATTTACTATAACTTCCGGGGTCTATTATTGGATAGGCGGTGTTAGTGACGTGGCTAACGTATTTAAATATGGTGGTAATGCCGGGTATCTGCTTACCCGAAAAAACGATGTTCTGTATTCTACGTTCTCCCCCGCAAGTCCTTATGTGACCGATGGGGATGTTGCAGACGCTTCAATGGCGTTTGTTTTGTACGGATACGCCGAATAATGGTGATTAAATGAGATACATGAAATATAGTTCTGATTCGGAAATATATCGCGTGAATTTTCCGTCTGGATGGTCTGCCGAAGATCTTACAGAAATGTCTCTCAATATTTACGACTCTGCCGGTGAGGCATTGTTAGAAGATAGTGCCTTTACCCTCTATACCGCGACCACACTGGACGGAGCTGTCTCACGATATGAGGACAGCTTGACTCTGGATTCAGAGGCGGGAGACCTGGCGCCAGGCGATAGGATTATGATAGTGGGGACGGGTGTTTCTGAAATTCGCACCGTCAAAGGGTACGATTCAACGAACCGAATCGTTACACTGGAAACCACTGTCGATAATCAGTATGACGATGGAGATTCAGTATATGCTCTACACGCCACCGCAGATCTTGACCTCAGTGACACGGATGTTTTCGAACAGGGTGCGGTACTGACAATCGAAGTGATCCCTGTAGGTACCGGCGCGCCTTTTACCGAACGAGCAACCCTGCTCGCCTACCAACAGCTTGATACAGAGGGATTCAGCCGGGACATGGAGGCCCTTTACCCGCGCGCGTATTCTGCGCTGACATCACCGGCAAATAGGTTTGAGGCGGTACTCAATAGCGTTCGTGAGAAGCTACGCAAGGATATGCTGCTACAAAGCGGTCGTTTCAACATCAACACCATAAGGGATAGTAGTGTGCTCGGGCCTGCCCTCATGGCTCTCTGTGCGTTCAATTGGACACTCAACGGAGACGATGGTCTTGCGGACGAGCGCAAGGCATACCAGAACGAATATGAAGCCGAGAAGCGCGTCCTCGCGAGTCTCCCGATTTGGGCCGACTCGGACGAGGACTTAATTGAGGACGACGAAGAAACAACGTCACACCCTCATATATTCCTACCCGGTTGGTAGGATAGGAGAATTGAAAATGATCATAACATCCGTAAGAAGCGATCTGTATGTCAAAACACCTAATGGGTTGGTGCGGATCAAAGTCGGCAGCTACGATTACCCAATTGACTACAAGGATCCAGCTGTATCAGCACAGCTGCGAGTACTGAGGAAACATCGTGGCGTGGCTTTCAACGAGCTGCTTGAATCCGATGTCGAGGTACTGGCAAAGCTTCCAAAGGGGGCGACAGCTGACGACAAAAAGGCCGCTTTGTTGACTGCTAACAGCCCGAAGAATCAGCGCCAGGATCTCAAGCCTAAAAAGAAGGTGAAAAATCCAAAACCTGCCAAGCACTCAAAGGTGGTTGAGACAAAAAAGAAAGATGTCAAAATCGATTCAAAGTGACATCTTAGAAATGGTCGGACAAGCAGAATCGCTTGGTATGACTGAGATTGACATCGCGGCACGCGGGATATATCCCGAATCAAAAAAAGGTACCAAGGTCCAGCACGTCGCAAAGTGGCAAAACGATGGAACGTCCAGAGGTATTTCTCCGTCTTATTTTGTCGAGCGAGCTGAGGCCCGAGCCGGAGACTGGAACGAGGACATCAAGGCCGCCATTATAGATACAATTGACGGCAATTTTGGTGTTCTGGAAAATCTTGGAATTAAGATCGCTTGGGACATCAACAGAGTTTGCGACCGAATAAAAACCGGTAGACTCAAACGCTCAATGATTCCGATCATCAAGAAAAAATGACAGACAACACCGATAGAGAACTGTGGGTCAATGAGGCTGTAAGACCATGGCTCATTGCATGCGGGAAGAACCTCGGAAAAATAGGGGTTGCTCACGCATACCATTACAGATGGCCGGACGCACAAGATGGCGGACGCATACGTGTACCGTATTTTACCTACAGGCGAGTTGGCTCTAAACCCCAAGGGAATCCGGGAATAACGAACGCCAATCTATTAGATCCTGACGACGGGACCTATGATGTTATTCTACGCGCTCAACAGCTGCGGGTTGCCACGGTAAGAATCGATTTGTACAATCATCCTTTTGGCGATGATGTATTGTCGGCGTGTTCTATCGCTGCTCAAAAAGATCCGGACATCACGGCTAATCTTGCAGCGAACAATGCAGAGTACAAGTCTGATTTGACGATCATCGACGACACAAAATATGACGATGATGAGATTATTTTTCATCATTATATGACCTGTGAAATGGTTTTTCAGGCCATATACAGACACAAGAAAACAAATGAGCGAATAGCCGCAGTTGAAATTGACGGCGCTCTAACAATGTAGGAGATGACATGCAACTAAGTGATATTTATTCGTTAAATATTGGGTTGTCCGTCGTGACAGCTGCGCAGGCTGGTTTCAGCGTGCCGTTGCTTCTCGTGGACACTGATGATGTGCCCGTTGACCGGCGATACATCATCACTGACAAATCGTCGTACGCTACGGACTTGACGGCTGATTCAGATGCCGATGAATGGTGTACGACTCTTTGGGCCCAATCAATGGGAGGTCCGGACCAAGCATATATTGGGCGGTGGGTCAGTGCCGACACGCCCGCTCAATTTGTGTGTGGATCGCCTGGTACCATAATGGCTACATATGCGGCAGTGGTCGCCGGTGATTTTGGCTTGACCATCGGTGGGGTGCCCACTGTACTCGTCACAACGGCCACCATGGCGGATGTAACGAGCCTCGCCGATGTAGCTGCCCTAATGCAGACAGCCATTCAGGCATTGGCCGGGGACTGGGCCACTTGTACCGTAGAGATAGATGCCCTCAATAGGTTTGTGCTGTCTAACAGCACCACAGGGGCAGACTCTGAAGCGGTCACAATCACAGCAGCAACGGGTGGGGCGGGTACCGACATCAGTGCCGCAGGGTATCTCAATATTGCTTCTGGTGCGTTCTCTGTTGCTGGCCTAGACGCTGAGGATCCTGATGATGCACTTGCCGCAATATTGGCGCTTGACAACACGCCGTTTATTGTCAATCAACGCAGTGGTTCTATCGCCCAAAAAGTTGATCTGGCTACGGCCTGCGCGGTGTACAAAAAAATGTTTGAGTGCATGGACACTGACGAAAACTCTAAGGACGCCGTCGAGACAACCGACGTTGCCTATCAGCTTAAAGAACTGTCCAATAACAATGCTCATATCACCTACACCGAGCACACAACTCAGAATCCAGATGCGGCGATCTGTGGTGAGTGCCACGTCAGGCCCGAGGGTCAGGCGAACATTGCCAGGATCGGACTATCTTCGGTTTATGCCTCTGGTCTCGATCTGGACGGGACGACCGTCATTGAGATGACAGCTACCGAAGAGGCAGCGCTTGAGGGGAAAGGCTGTGACTGGCTTGGTAACCCGGCCGGGGTGGTTCATCTCAAACACGGGCTAACCCCTGGGGGCGTTGAAGTACGGCACCGTATAGCCCTGTACTGGGCAGAAGCTCGGTCGCAAGAGATGGGCTATGCAACGCTTTTGGCGATGGCAGGCGCTAACAAGCCGGCGGTATTCTCCGATGAGGACATTACGAGTTTAGCGGCACCGATAAAATACCATCTCGATATTTTGGTAAAACGCAAAGTAATCGAGCCGGATTATGTGCTCAACCTCCCGAGCGCAGCCGACATCACCGCCGTAACTAAGGCGACACATACGTTGACGCTTTCAGACCTGGCAAATCTAACCGCACAATGGGCAATCAATGACGTTGCCGCCGCAATGACGGCGACGGTATAAGGAGAGTAAATATGGGACTCTATCTATCAGAAGACTTAGTCTTCAAGCCATACTCGTTCAATAATGCGACACTGACACTAATCGACCTCGTAGGAAATGAATCTCACACGGTGCAGGCGCTCAACATGATCGCGGCCGAACCGGATGAGGACAAATTTGAGCCAACGAAAGTCGCATCTGGTACCTCTATTCAGGTTTTCAATCCGTCGAAAAGTGGGAAATTGTTTTTCTCCATGATGGAGGGATCGCCAACTACTGATTGGGTTGTCGCAATCAATGAGATCAACGGGCCCTTGTCCTTCGCATTCTCGGATGAAAATGCCCCTAACCTCGATTGCTCATCTCCGCTTGGGTACATCGTTAAAGCGCCGCGTGTGGAGCGAACCAACGAGGTCCCTATGCCTGAATGGGTCATTACAAATGACTACATGAAATGCAAAGCCGGAAGTTTCGCGCTGTTTGAAACCGCGTAAAAATGTCAATAGCGAAGCTCGCAAAAGTCCTAGACGGTATACTGTCCGGGCCTGAGATCCCCTATACAAGATGGAGCTTCAACGACACGAAGGTGATCGTCGGCGCTCCACCTTTTCCGATTGACGGCCTAGACTTTATCACCGCTCGATACAATGCCCCACAGGCAAAGCTTTTTAAATGCTTGACTGGTGGGGGGACTTTTGCGAGCAACGTTAACCAAAGCGGTATCATAGAAATAGGTATTGCTCAATGGGCCATTGGCAACGGAGCGTTTCAGGTTGGCGATCTGACTGGGATACCGTTTCCTATTATCCTTGAGGACCTGGCAAGCGGCGGTACATCGACGGTAATCGCATCTGCATGCAGACAGACGGATAAACCGGCATGGACGCGACAAGCAATCCCAGGCATATACACGTATGTTTTCGAAACACCGAGGCTGTTAATCAGTCATGGTATACACTTGCCATTTGTGGCAATATAAAATGGGGTAAAGAATGGGAAAGAAAAAGACATCGAAGATCACAGGTTTCAACATTTCAGGAAAGAAGAGGGTTTATGTTTTCAATCTCATGAACCCCTGGGAGAGTCTCGGTGTATTTCACGAATATGCTTCTCTTGGATTAACATCTATTCCAGCTATTTCAGATATACTAGAACAAATATCCGAAATAACAGAATCCTCCGAGAGCACTGGGGAAGCTATCAAAATGATCGGCGCCAGCGCCATGACTGGTGATGGGGTAATATGTGGTATCGCAAAACTTATACCTCAACTCCTTCCGTTTCAAAGACTTCAGAAGCTCGCCGGAACAATGCTTCCGAATGTAGAGATTACTATCGGAGAAGCTAAGCACACTGCGGACGATACCGGAATGTGCGATCTCTTCGGCTCTAATCCAACCGAGCTTTATGCGGCCCTGTTCTGGGCTGTCGTCGCAAATTACCCGAGACAGCTTGACCCTTTTTTGGAGGCCCTCACGGGGGACGAGGGCGAAGATTTGAGCCAAAATTCGGAAGCGGAGAAGGAAACAGAAAACGACGAAAGCGACGAAGTAGCTTAGAGCATTCTCTGGACCTCGCCACTATTCAGATCCTAAACGTGGCGCAGCATTATGGGATAGATCCCAGTGTGATTGACGATTGGAGCGGTCCGGAGTTCTACGACCGCCAAGAATACATGTTCGTTCAAATAGAAATGTCAAAAACTGATGGCTGATTTTGAAAAAGTATATCGAGTAGGTTTCGATGCCAGCAGGGCATCTAAGTCAGTCAAGGGACTGCTATCTCAACTCGGCAAGTTCGAAAAGAAGATCCATCAGGCATTAGGAGAAGCGACAAAAAAGAGCGCCGCGAAATCATCTCGCGCGATAGATACGTTTGGGCGAAAAGGAAAAAAGGCCGTCGATAAACTAGGTAGGGGGGCCGAGCGCGCATCGCGTAGAGTCCGGGGGATAGGTACAGCGGCTCGTAGCTCATCGGCATCTCTATCGGGATTGATCTCAAAAATTGTTTTGTTCATTGGAGCCGCTGCCGGTATTAGATCGATAGGCCGCGACTTTTTCGAATTCGATATGCTGACCACAAAGGCGGCGGCAAAGTTCTCAAAGCTAGATAAGAGCATGCTGCCAGGTCGTAAGGGCTTCAAGGATTTTCGCAAGGAGATGCGCGAGGCGGCACGTGAAACCGAGCACACGGCTGCGGTCGTCGGTGGCGCGGCTAACTTCTGGGCAAAAGCTGGAAAAACA